TGATGGGCAGACTGCGCCACCGCCTCAACGCTTACAGCCAGAGCCACCGCCTGCGGGAGTCATGGCTGCGGCAGCGGGAATAAACCAAGATATAGCCACATTGATGGGTATTTACGACCCGTCACAACAATTGCCAGGCAATATTTCGGGCAAGGCGTTGAACGGTCAACAACAACAAGTTGACCTGACTAACTTTGATTTCTACGACAACCTGACAAAATCTATTGCCCATACGGGTAAGGTTATCCTAGACCTTATCCCTCATATTTACGATTCGCAGCGGGTAATGCGGATTATTGGGGATGATGGCAAGCCCGATTTGGTTACGATTAACGAAGCCAAGCAGGACGAATCGGGCGTGTTTAAGGTTTTGCACGACATGACCGTAGGCGAATATGATGTGGTTATGGAAACCGGCCCAGGCTTTAATTCCAAGCGTGAGGCTGCGGTAGAGGCCATGATGCCATTGGTAACCGGCAATCCCGATTTGTTTAAGATTGCTGGCGACTTGGTGTTTAGGAATATGGACTTCCCTGGCGCGGATGTCATTGCTGACCGGCTGGCGGCATCTAATCCATTGGCGCAGATTGACGATAAATCGCCTGTGCCGCCTCAAGTTCAGATGCAATTGAAGCAAAATCAAGCGCAAATGCAGCAAATGCAGCAACAAATGCAGCAAATGCAAATGATGATTAAGCAGCGTCAGGACATTGAACAGGTCAAGCAAGACGCAGAAACCAAGCGGGTAATCATCAAAGAAACCAACCGCGCCCACGATATTGAACTGAAAAACGCCGAACGCCATAGGGATATGGAATTGCGGACAGAAACTACGGCTCACGATACTGTTCTTAAAACCCAGACCCAATTGGAAATTGAACGCATGAAAGGTGAAATTGCCCTTATGCTTGCAGAACTTGACCGCCGTGCTTTGCGAGAGGCATCGGCTGAGACCACGGAAAGGGCTATTTAATGGCTCGCGAAATTGTTACATCGGAAAACAAAGCCGAACATGATGCTAAAAAACTTGGTTTAAAAAAAGAACCAACAATAATTAGCTCTCAAAGATATCTTGATGATGATATTGTTAATAAAAAATTAAAAAATAAAGATTTTAATGTTACTTTATCAAAGCCATTTGAATATGAAGGAAAAAAAGTTCATGTTTTAACTAATGGTCATCATGCTTATGAGGCTGCAAGACTAGCTAAAGTAAAACCAAACTATAAAATATCAACAGATACTGAAGATGATAGAAATATTCTTCTTAAATCTAAAAATAAAAAAGCATTAGATGATTTTTTAGAATCTCATTACATTGATTCAAATTTTTATGATGTAGCAACAAAAAAAGATTTTTTCTAAAATTTGTGGTATAAACCACACAACCTTACCAGTTAGGTTTTAACTGGGTAAAAATCTTGAGGAAACTCATGTCAAGTGAAAAAGAAGCCGGTCAGGTACTGACTAGCGAGAATGCAGCGGAATTTTATGCAAACCGAATGGGTTTAGCCGATCAAGCGCCCACCGAGGCTGAAGTTGAGGATTCTCCTTCAGAGCCGGTAGAAAGCGAGGAACGGAGTGAATCAGGAGCAGAAAAGGAAGCGAAACCAACAGAAGAACGAAAACAGAATCCGAAACTTGAAAAGCGGTTTTCAGAGATAACTAAGCAGCGCGAACAGGCCCGTCAAGAAGCGGCGCAGGAACGCGAAGCAAGGCAAAAGCTGGAATCCGAGTTAGCGGCTTTAAGGCAGCAGGCGCAACCTCAACAGGTTAAATCTACTGACGAAAAGCCTCAGCCGAGTCAATTTACTGATGCTTTTGAATATGCAGAGGCATTAGCAGATTGGTCGGCAGAGCAAGCATTGGTAAGGCGAGATAAGGAAGATTTGCAGCGCAGGGCAGACGAAGCGCAACAAAAAGTGATTTCTAGTTGGGCGCAAAAGGTTGCAGCAGCGAAAGCAGAGATACCAGATTTCGATGACATGGTGGCCTCAAGTGGAGTTGCGGTAAGCGACCCTATTAGAGATGCTATTTTGGAGAGTGACGTAGGCCCACAAATCCTGTATCACTTAGCCAAAGAGGACGAACTTGCACAAAAGATCGCTTCAATGTCGCCAAACGCTGCGCTACGCGAGATTGGGAAACTAGAGGCTAGGTTTGAGAAGCAACCTGATACCAAGCCGAGTAATCCTGTTGGGAAAAGTAAAGCACCACCACCGATTAGCCCTATTCGGAATGCTGGCGGCAAGGCAGATGTCGAGATTGGCTCAGATGGTCAATTTCATGGCAGCTACCAGGCTTGGAAAGCAGCGCGTAAGGCTGGTCGAATTCGATAGTTTTTATTTTTAAGGAAAAATCATGGCAAATAATTTGCTAACTATTTCCAAGATCACCAACGAAGCGCTGATGGTCTTGGAGAATGAACTTACGTTCACAAGTGAAGTAGACCGTAACTACGACGACCAATTTGCCGTTAAATGACAGCGGCCTAGCCCTTTGAGGGTTAGGAAAACCATCCCTGATTGACTTGGAAGCCCAGCAGTGGGCGACAGGGCGCAAGCAAGAGAAATCTGTGCAGCGTGAACGACTAAGTGGGAAGGCCTCTACGGAGGATGCGATAGTCTGAACTCTGGTATAACAAAAGAAGCCGGAGAGGGTAGATCGAAGAATCCACCCCGCCCGAAAGGGTCAGTAAGCGAAAGCTGAAGTAACAGAATGTGTTGGTGCGAAAATAGGTAATACCGTTAACGTCCGTAAACCTGGTCGTTTTATTGGTACAACTGGCCCTGCCTTGAACGTTGAAGATTTCAACGAAACAAGCGTGCCTGTTACCCTTTCGACCCAGTTCCACGTTGATACCCAGTTCACTACTCAGGACTTGGCTCTGTCGCTGGATATGTTCTCTGACCGTGTGTTAAAGCCCGCTGTCGCTGCAATCGCCAATAAGATTGACCGCGATGGTATGGTTATGGCTAACGGCAATACCGCCAATATCGTCGGTACTGCTGGTACGCCTCCCACTGGTTTGATTACTTATCTAACCGCTGGCGCTTACCTTGACAGCGAGGGCGCTCCCCGTGATGGTCGCCGTTCGGTGATTATTGAGCCGTTTACCTCTGCAACTATTGTTGACAGCCTCAAGGGTCTATTTGTACCCCAAGAAGCTATCGGCGAGCAGTATCGCAAAGGCTTGATGGGTCGTGATTCCGCTGGCGTTAACTGGAAACTAGACCAGAACGTTGTAAGCCAAACCTTTGGTTCGTGGAGCGCTAACACCATTGCGATCAACGTAACAACGGCTACTGGCTTCTTGTCCTCTGGTTGGGCTTACAGCAGCACTTTGTCTATGACCGCTTCTTCGGCATCAACTCTGAATGCTGGCGACACTTTCACCATCCCTGGTGTTTACGCTGTCAACCCACAGAATCGTCAATCGTATGGCAAGCTGCGTAACTTCGTAGTTCTGTCCACCACGACTGTCGGCACTGGCGCTACTAACGTAACGGTTTCTCCCGCAGTTATCACTGCTGGTCAATTCCAAAACGTTAGCGTTACCTCTAGCGGTTCGCAAAACATTACGGCGTTTAACAACACCGGCGTGGCCTCCCCGCAAAACATTATGATGCACCGCAATGCGTTTACGCTTGCAGTCGCTGACTTGGAACTGCCTGATGGCGTTCACTTTGCTGGTCGTGCAAGCGATAAGGAAATCGGTCTGTCTATGCGTGTTGTGCGTCAGTACACCATCAATAACGACTCAATTCCAACCCGTCTTGATGTCTTGTATGGTTGGGCGCCTCTCTATCCTGAGTTGGCCTGCCGTATCGCAGCTTAATTAAGAAAGGACTTTATCATGGCAAATCCAGGCCCAGCAACTACGGTTTCTTCGCATCCGTCCAATGTAACCACCAATCAAACTCTGCGAGTCATTGGTGTTATCAAAGGCGTAAATGCAAACACAACCGGCAACTACGCTATCCAAGTAACAAACAGCACGGTATTTTTGCCGCAAAGTCTGATTGTTACCAATCTGAACAATTCGGGCGCTTCGGTTACCCCTACTGGTTTGGCATTGGGCGTAGCAACTACTTCGGGTGGTTCTAGCTTGTACGGCGCAATCACTGCGGCTAACTTGAGTACCCCTCAAGGCGTGTCGCTGGTTGCTCCTTCGGCATCGACCACCGCAGTAACTGTACAAAACCTGTACTTGAATGTAACCGCAGGACTGTCCTCAGTCGTTGTTGGTGCTACGTTTGACGTATACGTTTACGGCTACGATTTCAGCTAATCTGAAATGACTCCATGAAAAGGTCACTCTATTACAGGGTGGCCTTTTCTTTTATAATTTACCTATTCTTTTTTTAAGGAATCAAAATGTCAAACTCCCAAGCAATTGGCGCAGCATATCTTGACCAAGATATTATCGATGCCAACTATTCCCTAGTAAATTCTGTAACAGGCCAAATGGGTTACACCACTGGTAGCCCTACTACTGCCGTTTCTTCTGTCACTCAGGCGACTAGCAAATCTACTGGCGTAACAATCAATGCAGCAGCAGGCCAAATTGTGACAAACAATGCGGCACTTGCAGCGGCGGCTGAAGTTGCGTTTGTAGTTACAAATAGCGCAGTTAGTGCTTACGATATTCCTGTTGTTGCATTGGCCTCTGGCGCTGCTACTGCTGGAACTTATTTGCTTTCAATTGCGGCAGTTGCCAATGGTTCATTTACCATTGTGATTTCCAACGCAAGCGGCGGCTCTTTAAGTGAAGCCTTGACTCTTAATTTTGGCATCGTTCACGTTGCCCAACTTTAATCATGGCTAATACGTCTGTCTTACGGTTAGCGGGTAAAACAACCGCTATTTCTGTGACAGCATCATCTACTACAGCAACCATTGTTGAAGACCAAACGAACGACCAAGTTAACTTTGCTTCGTTCTTAAACACCGGCGCTGTCGCCGTTGCGGTCAAAATGGGGGATGCTAACGTAGGGGCTGCTGTGTTGCCGGTGTCTGGTACGCCTGGCGACTTTCTGCTTCCCGCTGCAATGAGTTCGCCCATTGTGCTGGCTTGCCCAACTGTGCCTTTTTATGTTCGCATGATTGGCGCGGCGGCTGGCCCTTCATTGGTTTATGTAACCCCTGTCGGCGATCAAAGCTAATATGTCTGACCCTGCTAAAACGATAGACCAAAACATCCTGCCTGTACAGGCATTGTTTAATCTGGACAATACGTTCCAAACGTTTATCGGGCAGGGTCAGCCATTTACGGCGACAATTTCACCAGACCAATCAGGTCTACACATTACAAGCAGCACGATTGATAGCAGCACAATCGGCGCTACAACCCCGTCAACGGGCGTTTTTACTAACATTGCAACAACCACCGGCACGGTTTCAACTACTGCATCGGGCGCAACGGACTTAGTAAACAAAGCCTATGTGGACATGAGCGTCCAAGGCTATCAAATAAAAGCGGAATGTCAGGTAACAACAACCATAAACATTACGCTTTCTGGCCTGCAAACCATTGATGGTTACACCACTTTGGTAGGTGATAGGGTATTGGTAAAAAACCAAACCAATCAAACGGAAAACGGCATTTATGTTGCGGCAACAGGCGCTTGGTCACGGTCAACTGATGCAAACACTTACGCTTCGCTTGTATCTGCGTTTACCTTTATCCAAAATGGTGCAACGCAACAAAACTCGGGTTGGGCGTGTACTATCCCCACAAGCGGAACGTTAGGCGTTACCAATATCACATGGTCGCAACTTGCCAGCGCAACATCTTATTTTGCGGGAACGGGTCTAAGCCTTGCAAGTTACACATTTAGTATTGCCAATACTGGAGTTAGCGCGGCTTCTTATGGCACTTCCTCAAGTGTTCCAACATTAGCGATAAACGCCCAAGGGCAAGTAACTAGCGCATCAAACACCGCAATTGCCATTGCAAATACGCAAGTTTCGGGGCTGGGCACAATGTCCACCCAAAACGCAAACAACGTATCCATTACGGGCGGCTCAATCACAGGAACGCCAATTAGCGGTTCTACGGTTGGTGGCAGCACTATCACCGCAGCCACTCAATTTAGCGGCCCTGGCACGGGTTTAACAGGCACTGCAAGCGGTTTATCTATTGGTGGAAATGCAGCTACCGCGACTTCGGCTACAACCGCAGGCTCGGCAACCACCGCAACCACGGCGACAAACCTTGCAGGCGGCGCGGCTGGCTCACTTCCCTATCAATCTGCATCGGCTACGACTGCAATGTTGGGCATTGGTTCGGCAGGACAAGTCTTAACTGTTTCCTCGGGTTTACCCGCATGGTCATCTGTTTCTGGCGTAGCGGTCACAAGTTTTAGCGCAGGAACTACAGGGTTTACCCCTAGTTCGGCTACAAACGGCGCAATTACGCTGGCTGGCACATTAAACACCGGCAATGGTGGCACGGGACTAACCACATTTACTTCGGGCGGCGCGGTTTACGCTACGTCAACTTCGGCGTTAACCACCGGCACTTTGCCTGTCGCATCGGGCGGCACGGGCGTAACAAGCAGCACCGGCTCTGGAAGTAATGTACTTTCTACTAGTCCCACATTAATAACGCCTGTTTTAGGCACTCCAACTTCTGTAACGCTGACAAATGGCACGGGTTTACCCTTAACAACCGGCGTAACAGGGACGCTACCAATTGCGAACGGGGGAACAAATGGTACAGCGACTCCGACTGCTGGCACGGTTGCGTATGGCACGGGTACGTCTTATGCGTTTACTGCGGCGGGCACTTCTGGGCAAGTCTTAACGTCTAATGCTTCGGGTACGCCGACTTGGACAACGCCTACTTCCGCAATTACGATTACGGACGATACGACTACCGCTACGACCCGTTATCCTTTGTTTGCTTCTGTCACTAGCGGGACTTTATCGACTGAGTACACCAGTTCAACGAAATATCAATATGTCCCGTCCACCGGCACATTGTCGGCAACGGTATTTAGCGGTTCTGGCGCAAGTCTGACAAACATCCCTAATGGGGCGCTGACTAACTCTAGCATCACAATCGGTTCAACTGCGGTTAGCCTGGGCGGGACTGCAACAACAATTGCTGGCCTAACTTCGGTCACTTCTACGACTTTTGTGGGCGCTTTGACGGGTAATGCGTCTACGGCGACAT